ATTAAAGGGTCTCTTAAAAAAGATGGCATAATTTATCCTGCTGGGTTAGTAAACTTCAACCAGTCAATTGCATTCTTAATGGATTGATGTCTCCATGTAATAATATTTAGTATGTCTTTTAAAGTGGTAACACATTCATCAAGGTATTCCATTTTTAACTTAAGGTCTGTTAAGTCTTTATCTGCATTAAAGTAATATCCATAGTCTGATTTAAGAACTCTATGGCCATCAAATGGGTCATAAGGCCACCCCAGTTCGTCTATTTCGTCTTTAGATAACTTATCGGTATACCACAACCACTTATTCTTTAATAGTTGTGAATACTGGACTTCATACTTCTTATATGTAAGTCTCTTCTCTGCAAGTAGTTCTAGGTATTTTGAGTGTAATTTTGGAGTTTCAAGGGATGCTTTGTCCATGTCAAGTTGTTCTATGACGCTATCTTTCTTCCATTCTTCTTGAATTTTTTCTAAGTTCATAATATTATTATACCACAAAAGTGGTATTTGTCCACTTATTTTCTAAGAGGTTTCTGCAATTTCAAAGTAGGTAAAGGCAAAAGATGCACTTGCTGTGACATAAGGGTTATCTGTAGTGGTAGTATCCATTGTAACTTCTGCAAGGTCTATTGGGAAACAATCATGTATTCTGATAAACCTATTTGGGTTATTAGCAGCGGTAGTGATTACCATTGTCATGTCGGAGTACATTTGTTTAGGGTCGCCACTGTCATTGAATGGTTGACCTGTTCTGTCTTGAGCACCAATTAGTAGTCTGTAATCCTTTGAGTCATAGCCTGGTGCTATTTGGATCATCCAATCATATAGTTCTTTCCAATTGGTTAGATTCTCGTCTACAATAAAGTTAACTGTAAAGGAACCAAACTCAACTCTGTCGCCTGGCATCTTGGGTTGAATACCCAATGTGGTAGGTTGATTAAGTGCAGTTGCACTAACAGATGGTATGTTTGCACCTGTAGCAAAGTATTTGGTATTGGGTAGTTTTGCAATAACCAACTCAAACTGTGTAGGTGACAGATAAGAGAGATTGTCTGGTACTGCACCAGCCCAAGTTGCAATATCTATATTTCTAGTAGTCATTTAGTTCTATGAGGGGAATTATCCCACCTGTAAAATTTCCTTTCGAGATGATCCCAAAACCATCCCACATGTTTTTGTTCGGTTTGAGGTGTTTTAGATTCAACATATTCCTTGTTTATTATCTTTTCCATAATACTATTTATAACAAAAGAGAGGGACAAGTCCCCCTCTCTGTTAAGAATAGTTACTTCTCGTTGATAAATGTATTAAACTGTCTTGCAGTTTTGATAACATCTTCTACAGTAATGTCTATTACTGGTAACTCACCTGTAACAAGTTTATTATCTACATTGAAGTAATGTGCATCAACTTGTCGTTGTGCATTTTGTTCAAGTAGTCCTTGTGCTTGGGAGAGTAAATCGGCTCTGATCTCGAACCCAGATTTATTAATATATTCAACCATGACGGCCTCCTGTGTGTTTGTGTGTATGGGTTGTCCCTTTGACTTCCCTATAGTATATTTATAACACCAAAAAGACCTGCTAAAGACAGGCGAAAAAAGGGACTCCAATACTGGAGTCCCCTTTAATTGACTAAAGAATAGTAATCTCTAGAAGAAAATATTAAAGAATATTTTCGACTTCGACTGTTCTGTAGTAGAAGTTTGTATCCGCAGATGCAAGGCCTGAACTTGGAGTCGCTCCAACGAAAGGATTTGAAATCATTCCGTATCGAGTTTTGAAACCAATTTTAGGCTGGAAAGTATTTTCACCAACCGCACGAACCATTTGTAATGGGACATATGGGCAGTAGAATATACCAGCATCGTAAGGATTAGAACCTCTGTATCCAACTGTCAAGTAACCTTCGTTACTATGGCCAGTCACTGGGTCGAGAGTGTAGTATGGGTCAATGTACACTTTGTACCTACCATTTAAGACACCGGCAAAAGTATTACCAGCATCATCTACATTCAAGTTAGTGTTGAGTGCAGGAGCATAGTCAAGTACACCAGCCATAGCTAGTGCAGATGCTACATCACTTGAACAAAGGATAAAGTTACCCTTTCCTCTTCGTGATTCTCTTGCAATTGTGTTGGCTTCTCTTTCAACATGGAAAAGAAGACCTTTGAACTTCTCAACAGACCAACGACCAGATGAATCAACATCTAGGTCAAATCGACCAGCGTTAGCAGTACCAGACTGAGCACCAGTTTTGGCTTGCAAGTTAACAGTTCTAACTACTTCCCTGTTGATTTCCGATAGGATTTCAGCAGACAAGATATTAGCAAGTTCTGTTTCTGCATCAAGACCATGAATTGCTTTAAGGTCTTGAGCAAGCTCAATAGTATACTCTGCTTTTAATGCTCTTGTTTGAGCAGTAACAGTTGCTTTCTCAATGGTAAAAGCCATTGAAGCAAACGCGTTACTAGCAGAGTCACCGAGTGCTTCCCCAGCGGCAGTTGTCATACCAGTACCAGTAGCATAAGCAGCAGCATCACCGAAAGGATCAGTTCCCGCTTGTGTACCAGAACCAGCAAATCCTGTATCAGACTCGTCAAACAATGCTTCGGTCATTGCTAACCTTGAAGTATTGTCATTGTAACGAGCTTTCATACAGAAAACTAAGCCAGTAGGGCCAGTCATAGGTTGGACACCACAGATGTCATATGCAACCAAGTTAGGCAGTGATCGTCTAACTAGTGAGATCAAAATTGGATCCCAGTTAGATATTCCAGACCCATCAGAACCAACAGCAGCGTTAACTGGTGATGCTTCAGTGATGTATCCAGAGTCTTCTCTCAAAGCTCTTTCTTGGTTTTCTAGAATTACAGAAGTAACGGCTCTTTTGTAAGAATCATCAATCTTTGGAAGATCGGGATGTTCTAACACAGGCTGCCACTTTTCTTGTAAGGATTCTGACATAAACATTTTGTGTTTCCTCTTACTCTAAAAAGTTAATATTAAGTAAATTATCCACTATGAGTTATAGTGGGTTTACCCTCTTAATTGCGGCAGTATAAGCAGCCATGGAAGGGTCAACAACAGTGTTGTCAGTCGTTCCACTTTCTTCGCCGTCATCCGCGACTATTGATTCGTCTAATTGAACCTTCTCTTTTTCTCCAGAGAAGTAAGACTCCTTAATAGTTTTGACATTTGATTCAAATTCTGAATCATTTTCTATGTCTTCGATAAGTTTTGTAAGTTTCTCAACTTCACTTTCAGTGAGGTCATTAGAAACTTCTCTAACCACTTTATCACGAGTTAGATCGTCATTGTTTTGAGTAAGTTCTATATTCTTAGCAACTTCCTCATTGAGTTTTTGCTCAATTGACTCGATTCTACCCGCAAGTTCGTCAACAACATCAAGCTTATCACTTGGTACTTCGACATAATGGTCTTCAAACAAGTCTTTAAGACCTGTAATGAAATTCTCAGTGAGTTCGGACTTAAGTCCTCTCTCGATGGCAAGTTCGTTATCTTTAACCCACTCTTCTGCAACATAAGATAAGAAAGCATCAACTTTCTCTACGAGTTCAGATTTGACTTCATTAGTTGCAATTACAACTTCGTCTCTCTTCTGTTCTTCTAAAGTAGATTGTACTTCTTTAATTTTTGCAGATACAGCAGCTTCAAATACTACTTTTGCCTTGTTTTGAAATTCTTCACTAAGATCGTCTTCACCAGAAATTAAAGCTTCAATGTCATCAGACATATCAATTTCTACTTCTTCTTTCTTAGTCTTTTCGTCAACTTCATCTTCGTCTTCATCAGAATCATCTTCTGAATCGTCTTCGTCTTCGTCATCTTCCTTGACTTTCTTAGTTTCGTTTATGGATGCATATGCATTCTTAACGACTTCTTCATCCTCTGTTTTGAAATGTTCAGCAATTTTTCTGAGAAGGTCAGCTTTGGTTGATTCATCAACTTCTTCCTCGTCTTCATCATCCTCATCATCTTCATCTTCTTCTTTCTTAACCATTTCAGCATAGAGGGATTTGATTTCTGCCTTTTCCAGACCTTTCAATGATTCAATCATTGCACGAAGAGCTTCCATTTTGGTCATATCTTCGACATCAACACCTTCCTCATCAGACTCAACTTCTTCCTGTTTAGGACTAGTCTTGTCTCCAGCATCCTTATCACCTTTCCTTTTTTTAGAAGGTTTGGTAGCATCACCAGCTTTATCAACTGATGCAACTGCTTTCTTAGGAGCATCTGGGTCTGGGGTAACAGCACCAGAAGTTGTAGGAACTTTTGCTTGTGTTCCAGCCTCTTCTATGGTTTCTAAATTATCTTTATCAGACATAATAGTTTTCCCCTGTTTAATACTTACATTAAAAAACGAAGGACATAATTGTTCTTCTGTGTAGTATTTATAAGTTTTATAATTTAGAAAAGAAGTTTTTCATGATTTCTAACTTCTTTTCTTCTAATTGGCGTTGTTTGGTCTGTTGAATCTGTATTTTCCAAGACTCAATCTCTTTCGCTTTAAAAACTCCATTCTCTTGTATCCAATCTACACCTTCCATGATACCTTCTACGAAAGCATCTGGTGCAGATGGGTCTGCAACGATATCCGCTGCAGTTGCAAGCATAAAGTCGTTTTGTACATATTGTGCATTACCTTTTTGTTCTACTGAACCCATACCCCTACTGGATACGCCTAGTTTAGCACCATCATTTAAGAGGCCCCTAACTATATTTCCCATTGGAGTGTTAAGAATTTTAGCTTTACCTATGAAATTCTTTCCATCTTGTCTTAGTTCGGTTATCATATGAGATACCCTTTCCAAGTTGATGGTGGGGCCTTCTGGATGACCCAGTTCCCCATATGCACGATTTTTATTTACGAATTCTTTGTTGTATCGTTTTACTTCATTTGCCATTGTGTCAACTGGGTAAATACGACCATTTCTGTTTTTCATACCAGCTTGAAGAAAGACACCTTGAATGTATTGTTCTTTCTTTCCATTCTTATCTGCTTCGGTTATTAACTCAACCTCTTCGCATTGTTGTTCTGACAATAAAAACATCTCTCTTCCTCTAAATTTTGTGAACCTTTTCTTCTGATTCGTTATATGTTTGATTTCCAACTAATCCATCAGAGAATCCAAATGAATCCTCAATGTCAAATTGTTCTATAAAATCATCCAAATCTTCACCAAGTAGTGCAATTAATTGTTTTGCATTCTTTCTTGCTTCCTTTTCAGTCCTATAGATTGCAAGTTCCTGTCCATCCACATAAACCTTGAACTTACTTGCTTTCTTAGCGATGACTATGGGTACTTTCTTCCCCTTTGCACCTTTTTCAAAATAAGAATCTATCTCCTGCTCGCCACGAGGGAGTTTAAACTTTTTAGCCTCTAGTATTCTAACTAGTTCCTTGAACTTCTGAGTCACTTGTCTCTTTCTCCAACCAGTTCATTTGAACATCCAGTCTCTTAGAATCTATTGCATTTTTCTGCTGATCTATCATTGCAGCCGTGAACGCATCACTTGCTTTAATATTGTCATCAGCTTCTATTGCACTAACTAAGTCTTCTACATTTTTCTTACTCATAATTTAATCCTCTAGGTTAATAACTGTCAAAGGAGTCATCTCCTTCCCCATCATCATCATCCGTTTCTTTGTTATCTTCTATCTCTTGGTCAATCTGAATAATTTCATCCTCAGATTGTCTAAGTATATTCTTTCTAATCCAGTTAGTTGAGAAGTATTTACCTACATACTCATCTAACTCCCTTAAAGTATTTGCTCTTTCCCTGTAAATTTCAGCTTCCTTCATTTCTACAAAGTGAGAATCCTTTTGATAATCGAAAGTTATAAATTCTTTAATCTCATCCCATTCCTCAGATGGCATAACACCTTTCAGTATTAATTGTACCCTTAGAATTTCTAAGAATAGAATAGAGAACTTATGTCTCAGTTTATCTACAAAACGAGAGAACTTAACTTCATCTCGTGTTATCTCACTTGATCTTCCAAGTGAGAACTGTTGATCTGATTCTAATCTACTAACAGGCACATTCAATGCCTTGTATAGTTTCTTTTGGAAATAGATTATATCTTCTATTTCACCTAAATTCTGTCCGCCTGGCAGAGTCGTAATCTCTGTTCCTCTACCACCTTCTCTTCTTGGTAGCCAGAAATCCTCCAACATACTCATATGTCTTCGGTCATCTCTGATCTCACCAGTGTCAGCATTGTAAACCAGTTTGTTCTTGTATCTGGTCATAGTATCTGCAAGATACTGTTCTGCTTTCACTTTTGGAAGGTTTCCTACATCAATGTAGAATATCCTTCTTTCTGGTGCCCTTGTTATTCTATATATGACAAGAGCATCTTCCATCATCCTTAATTGGTTTGCACTCTTTAGTGCTTTATGTAAATGACCAATTATTTGGGTTCTGGTTGCATCCATCATTCCAGATGTTACATTTACTACTGCATCTGGACTAATCCTTAAGTGTTGTCCACTATTAGTAGAACCAGTTTTATCAAACCCTGCGTCTGCAAAATGATAATACTCTTCTACTTTATCAATTACTTCAACACCAGTCTTATCATCTTTCTTCTTATGGATTTCCCTAATCTTCTTGATCTTCATAGGGTCAATATATCTCAACCCTTGAATACCCTTTTTGGGAGCTCCCTTCTCAGTAAGTACATGGAAATACATTCTTCCATCTATGTACCACTTTCTGAACAAGTCCATACCAGAGTGATTGAATCTTAACATTGCTAAGATTTCGTCATACTCATCTCTGATTATGGATTTAATTTGGTCTGAAAGTTCGGTTTGATCTAAGTTAATAGATACTGGAGAGTCTAAATCGTTGGTCGCAATAGCTTCGTGAATTATATCATCTATGGCTTGGTCACACTCTGGTATGAGGGACATAGAACGATAACGAGTAATGAGATCAATCTCAGACTTGATCGCTCCTTCCATATCAATATATGACGAAAGATACTGTCCGCCTGCAAACTGAGACCCCAATGGTGAGGACTCAATAACTTGAGCCCCATCATCATTGACAGGTGCAACAAAAGATGGTGCTTTCTTTGATGCACTCAAATCTTTCTTTCGATTTATTTCAAATCCAAATATGTCCATAATAAAGTATTTATATCATTAAGAAAGAGTCAGTCTAGAAAACTAGACTGTTCTTTCAAAATGACTGTAAGCGAATGTGATATCGTAAGTCTGTACATCCTCAGAGTCCATATCCAACGCAATTGCACCCAAAGTTGTTGGGAACATGTTGAAGAACTCATATGTTGCTAGGATTGAATCATCCCTATGCAATTGAGATACAGAAGCACGAGATACCAAGTAATCGAGATCGACAGCACCAATGCCACTATCTCTTTCTTGGATTTCTCCCATCCAATCTTCTATTCCTGTTCTTATACTAAAATCTACATCATTAATAACTGTTACAGTCCAATCTTCGTAAGTTCTTTCACCAGCAATCTTTAAGGTTGCACCCCTAAATTTTACTTCTGCCATCGGAATGGTTTCTGCTGGAATGCCTGCAGCCTTCACTAAGAATTCTGCTTTATCACCAGCTCTGGGTACAAAAACTTTAAACCTATTGTTACGAACACCACCAGCAGTTAGTTGAGATTTGAATTGATCTATTGTAGCCATATCTTACTCCCTAGCTCCCAGCTAATGTGTTAGTAGCACCATATACTTCTTCAAACTCAACTCCAGACCTTGCAGCCACGAAGTTAAGAGTGATAAAGTTGATACTCTTATTTGGTTTAACGAAAATAGATGCTTGGAATTGATTTGCATCAACAATTGCTTGTGTGTTGTTAGTCTCATCACAAACGACTTGGAAATCTACGATTCCTCGTCTTCCTTGCACTGCCCTTAAGAAAGGTTCTATCGTTGCTCTAAAGTTTGCTCTTGTGAATGCATCATTGAACTCAAAGAGTTGAAACTTAGCAGCAGTTGATATTGCTTTCTCTAAAATTATGAATAATCTACGAACATTGATTCGATCAAATGCACTTGGAGAACTCAATAGAGTTTTGTCACCAAACAGCACTGTTCCCTCGCCGGGAAAAGTTACTATTGGATTAACTCTCTTCTTGTATAGTTCATCCCTATTTGCTTGATTAGGATTCCATGCAAGTTTAGTTACACCAAAGTATTGACCTCTGTTAAATCCTGCTGGTGAATACCATGCATCTCTAACAAGATCAGTTCTTGCCATAAGACCCGCAGTAGAACCACAAGCTGGAACATAACAATATTGATCGTTATATTTGTCATAAACATATAACCAGTTACTATCCATAACTGCATATGAAGTTGAAGTTAATGTATCTGCAAGAGTTGTTACCGCACTCTGTTCTGAGCTTGTGTTGTTCACAACATCTGCTCTTCGAGGACTTGCCACAACCACACAATCTTTCCTTGACTCGGCAATTGTTATTAGATTGTTTATGTGACTAGTAGCTTCGGCAACAGTAGCACTGTCAGACCCACTTCCATCATCTGCACTATTTGGCCCTGCAATTAAGAAGGCAACATCAACTGTTTCTGCATCACCTAAGTAGGTAGAATAACCTGTATTCTTTTGTGCAGTAGTTGGATTCCTTCCATCAACACCATTAGATAGACTGTCCGTTTCTGGTAAACTGTAGGTACTAAAAGTACGACCAGTACCAGATGATTGTAATGTTACACCAATTGTAGTAGATATGTTAGAGTTGTGGTCTAACCACCAAAGGTATTGAGACTGATTTCTGATTACATCTCTGTAATAGTTACCAGCACCAAAAGTGTCTTTAGCATCAGAAGCTTTGGATAATCCTACGAATACTTCAAGAATTTCTCCAACTTGTCCTGTGATATCCCCATCTTCGTCAACAACAATAACATGCATCTCATCATTAGACGCACCTTTACTTGTTGCATTGACAGAAGTGCCTGGAGCTACATCAAAGTAAGTTGCATATTCCCATTCCCTAGAAATATTTAAACCACTTGTTACTGCTACTTGCAATCCTTTGGTTGTATCCGAAGCAAGAGCGACAGTTATGTCACCCGCACCTGTACTTCCAGAATCATATGTGATCGCACTGACAGAATACTGATTGGTATCAGCACCAACAGTTATCTTATCTCCTACATAAAAAACCTCACCCGCTGCCACTGGAACAGTTGTTCCATCTACGGCTGCAGTAGAGTTAGTAGTTGTCACATTTGATGCACTGAAAGCTGCAGAACTGGATGCCATAGAAACTTTTATCGAGTTTCCTAATCCACCAGCATATTTAGCACCCCAATCTCCAACACTACCAGAACCATTCGCAAATGATTCGTTCCAGTGAGTGTCGTTTTTGACTAATAGACCAGAAGAACCACCACTAGTTGCATTAAGCATATTCGTTGTTGTACAACGAACTACCTTAATTGCACTCGCATACCTTAAAAAAGTTGCAACAGTGTAGAAATGTTCTCTTGATGTATTGTCATCATTGGGTTGACCAAATATTTCTGCTAATCCCTTTTCAGAGACTACAGTCTTTACTTCATCAACAGGGCCCCAACTAAACATACCAGAGTATCCACCTATACTAGATGATACTGCTGGAACTACATTAGTGACATCAATTTCTTTTACCTGTACGCCAGGTGATACTTGAAATGCCATGTTAGTTTTCTCCCATATATAATATTGTTAACATTAAGTTTGCCGAATCAAATATGTTTTTTAATTCGTCATAACTATTTAGTATTCTTTAAATCTAGACTTAACAGAAAGGGACATATTGGTTTCCAACTGGAGTATTCCAATTCTCCCACCAATTGTGAAATCCTAAAATATCGAAAGCAAGAGTGATACGAGGATGCTCCGATTCGTTTGGAGATGACCTATGTTCAGTCAACATATCACTTATAATGTGACCACATCCCTGTTTAGAAGGTATTGTATGGATAATCTCTTTATTTTGGTCTCTATATTCAGTATATGAGTCTCCAGAGGCATTAACTACCACAACACCATGAAACATATGAGGTGAAACATTACTACAGTGAGAATGCCACCCTATTCTATCTCCCTTTTCAAAGATATTCACCCATCCATGAAACATATGAGGGATACTAGTATCCACTCCTATCTCTTCTTTCTTGTCAAAAAACTGTTCTCTCACTTGATAAAATATATCATAAAAATTCTTTTCTGGGAAAGTTGCCCAGTTATATTGGATACTATCGTATACCCAATCGTCTCTCTCAATAGTTTCTCTACCTTCTGGACTAAGAATAAATCTTTCAACTGCATCCCAGTCTACTCCTAACTCTTCTATAGGAGTTATGTGTCCAAATTCTTTATTGCTTTCTGGGACTCTATCCATAATATACTACCAATGAGATTTTGGGAAGTCATTTGGACTATGTACTGTCCAAAGGTCTTCTCCATCTGTAAATGTTTCTGGTTCTTCTCTACCTGTATTTATAATACCAATTGGGACTACCTCATCCTCAATCTGTTTCTGTCTTTCTGCAAACAGCATCATTTTAAGTTGTTCATCTGTCATATCAGTAAATAAAGGAGTAGATACGAACCATGCAAAAAGCACTAATGTCATTACCAGATCATCATGATTCCCACCATCTGCTTCCCATGATTGTCCCTTACTCACAAATGTAGTTAACTCTTGTATAGTGTTACTATCTGGTAGGAAAAGTTTATTTTCTTCCAGTATTTCTTTTAAGGTTGCACAGCCAATAGCCTTTGTTTTCCTTGTCATCCTTACACCAACACCATCGGCTTTAATTGTATTTGATAGAAACATATTATCATATTCAAGGTTATAATGCAACTCTTGACACACCATTGCACCTTGATCGTTGTTTTCTACTATTATCATTGCATTGTTATATAGGTTTCCCCACTTATTACACATGTCTGGAAGTAATAATGGAGAGATCATGTTGTCTCTAAATGTACAAACTTGATACCATTCATTACCTTTAGTAATGTCTATGATACTCCATGCAGAGTAATCTAACCCTTTACCATGTGCAACATCTACAGTCATGATGTAGGTATGGTCTTTCTTTGGTCTTTTATATACACTTACTGCACCATATAGTTCTTCTGCACCTATAGAGTGCATACCTAATAGAGTATCAGCTTGAATAAGAGTTCTTCCAGTTCCTAAGAATGAGTTACCAAACTCTTGTTCAAACTGCATCTGTGAGGTATTTGCAACAGTTAATTTTTTCCATTCTTCATCTCGGCCTGGCACATCAAACCATTCTACCTTGAAATGTTTAAATGCATTTGCCTTTGTAGTTGCACCTTCCCATATTTTATGGAACATATTACCTACACCATTTGCAGTAGAGGTGATAATTACTTTGGATTCTTGACCAGAAGTAATAACTGGATAAGTACCTGTATAGAATGTCTCTGCATTTTCTACAAATGCAAACTCATCTAGGTATAATAGATTGACTGAAAGACCACGAATAGATGCTGTACTGGTTGCACTTGCAATTATTCTTGATTCGTTTTCAAAGTGAATTGATCCTTTGTTGAGGGTCTTAGTGCCTGGCTGAAGGAAGAATGGTATGTGTTCAAGCATAGTTGTGATTCTAGACAACATTTCCCTTGCGGTTGCACCCTTGTTGGCGAGTATTGCGACAGTTTGTTCTGGTTGAAATAACAAGTACCAGAGTAAGTAGGCACATACTGTGATTGATTTTCCACTCTGTCTACAAGCGAGACATACACTAAACCTATTGTCATGAAAGTGATGAATAAGCTTGTCTTGATAATCATAGAACTTAAAGTTGACCAACCCCTCATCAAGAGAGATGATTTTAACATAGGTTTGGATAAAATGGTTTGGGTCTTCTGAACACTTGATGTATTCATCAATCTGTTCCTGTGACCATCCTTGTTGGACACCTGCTCTTTTGACATTTATATTTCCTAAATATCCTTCGTTTCTATACTCGGTCATTTTTCTTCTTCAATAGTTTTTGTAATTCTGATGTAGAACCTACGAAGAGCTGATTTGTTGTATTCTGAGGCCTTCCACTTTCACCTTCTAGGTCTTGCATCTGTTTCTGAATTTGTAAGAGTTTTTCTGAGGTTTCCCCAACAGTCTTGATTAACTGTCCAGCAACCTCATATGCACGAGGATGTTCTCCCTCTTTAGCAAGGTCTAGGATACCCTCTATTGCATCCTGTCCTCGTTCTACGAGGTTGTATAGGGTATTACGAGTGTATTTATAGTCAACACCCCTGTCTACCTGTCTCTCATCTGCATGATCGACAACAACTGGTGTCTTGATTCTTCCATCTACCAATGCTTTGGTAGCTTCGTTATTAATGTCTAGAAGATTATCTAGTCTTTCGTCTACTGAATTGTTCATAATTAAATTGCTTCATCATCATCTGCATAGGTAAAGGAGCCATCATCAAAGAAGTTGAATGTCTCTGTATAAATCATAGGAGCCACATCTGGGTCTGCTGAAGTAGGATTAGGTACAATCTTTAATTCACTTGATCTACCAGCATCCAAATCTCTTTGTCCATCCTCAGATATATAGGTTCTTGCACGAACATCTCTTATGATTTCGGATGAAGAAATTGCACCATAAAGATAAGTCTTCATAGTAAATCCCAATGTCCATGTTATAACCCTTCTTGATTGAAAGTCTCCTTCGTATTCATCACTATATGTAACTGACTCAAGTACAACTGGAACATCTCTTTTCTCTGTTGTATGTGGTACAGTTGTTATCGTTACAGTGAAGTCTGGAGTGAAGAAGGGTAAAATTTGTTCTACGATCTGTAATGCATCCTCAGTGTTTAATGATATTGCTACCAGATCAAAAGTAATGTTGTATGGAACTGGTGCAAACTGTGTTTTAAGAACACTATTGTCACTACCATCTGTAAGTTTATATTGTTTTAATTTGCCCAATTTCCTTTGAGAGTCATAAGTAAACCCTGTAATCTCAAACGAAAGTCTAGGTAAAGTTATTGCAACTGGAGCACCATCTTGTTCTACAGTATCCATATCCAATCTTGACAACCATTTTTGTTTCGGGCCGTATGCAATAGGAACTTTAATATAACTCTTTGGTGTAGTTCCATCCGATTGATAACGAACTATATCAATATCATTGAACATAGTTCCAAAGACCGATACTGATCTTTTAATTGCTTCGTGATAGAAATGTGATTTACCTAACATTTTATGTTACCGCTCCAAATGGATTTGATTCACTAAAGTCAATAATATTATCTCCAGCAGTTTCAAAGTCTTGATTGTCTGCTGAGCCATCAGATGGTAATTGTAAGGTATTAGGTGCGGTTGTTATTGTCCATGCTGCACTAGAAGTACCACCTACAATCGTACCAGCACCAACATTAGATGATAATACAAACATATTATATTGTGTTGGAACTCTAGCATCTGAGAATGTGATATTGTTTATGTGTAAAGTTCTAGTTGGTAAGTCCCAATTAGTAACTTGACCACTGACTGTGTACCCTGTCGCAACTGTTTGTGTGACTGTCTCTCCGATAACAAATGCTCCAGTACCACCAGCAGCAAGTAACATAGAGACTTGATAAGAATATTGATCTTCAATATTATCAAGTTCTGCAATACCAACATCAATTTTCTCATGAGAGTATTGATAAGTTTCACACTCTAAGTGGAATACTGGTTGACTTGCCATTGGATAGAATGGGTTTTCATCATTCACGAAACGAATTTCAAATGCTTCAACAGCTGGTGGGTAATAAATTATGTCGCCTTCTTGTGGTCTGAATGATGTCACAAGGTTGGCATCCATTGAAATAAATCGTTCCCATGACTTTCTAGACATGGTGAATGTTTGAGTGTCTCTTACTTCTAATCCAAACCTACTGATTATATCTTGTTCACCACCCCAACCTTCTGGGTTCTCGACAAACAATTCAATCATGTATGCATCATCAAATTCAGATGATGGGTCTTCTCCGAGTATTGAATCTACATCAACTCGTTTTCTTGGGAGATAATAACAATCATACCCATATTGGTGATGCACCTCTCCTACGAGATCATCAAGTAATCTCTTCTCTCTTACAGAGTTTTGATTAAAATAAATACTTGTGGCCATTTGACCTACCCTATCATTATGGCAGATTCAGTCTGTTGTATTAAACTCTCTTCTTCTAATGCTTGTATTTCCGTATTCGCATCTTCTAATATTGACCTACCATTTAAAGTTATCCCACCTGCCATTACAACTCCTTCAAATTTAGACAAATTAGTTCCCCACTGTTTCTTAATCTTTGCAGTAGTATACTTCTTTAACCAGATATCATTGTAGATATCTGTGAATTGAGTTGGGTCTATTGCACGATAACAGTCAATAATAACCCATTCACCATTTGTAATTGCATTAGTCCAATCCATATCTAAGTATAATCTATTTTGAATTTTATTAAATCTTATAGGAACTTCTCCTACAAGTAGTTCATCTAATTGTGCAACATGTAATTGTACCATCTCATATTGTAGTATGGATGTAGATGAGAGATCATAAAGATCATGTAATCTTAATTGATATCTCATATCGAACATATTAAGTCCAGACTTATCAGTAAAAGGGAATATCCTTAACACTGACATGACTGATTCAGGCATAACAAGATATCCTTGACCTTCCTTAAAGGTCATGGAACTTGATATGTGAGTCCCAGTAGATGACTGGGCCATAGATGCATTTGCTCTTTGATTCGTTAAATCATTAGTGTTTATTTGATGTTTGAGATATGTTCTAATAGTTCCATCATAATGAAACTCTTTATAATACTGTAAACAGTCATCAATAACATCATCTACTTGATCGTCATCAACATTAATTTCAATAACTGGGGCTCCCAGCTGTCTTAATGCATAGTCTTTTAAAGTTGTTTTTGAATTTGGTGACGCCATAACCTATTTCCTGTTAGAATTAAAATCTTTCTTCTTAACAGTATTTAGGTCATTTAGTTTTTGAGATTAAAAAATCGTCTAGTTTCTTGTCAATTTTGTCTATAGAATCCATGATTCGTTCCATGCTCTTATCGAGTTCACTCTTAGCAACATAGTCTCTTGCGACTTCTTCTCTGGTTCTATTCAGCAATATTTCAATTCTTTTTATTTCTTTGGTTTGGTTTATAACCCAATAACCAACTATTCCCGCACCGCCAGTTAGTAAAAAGTTCCACACCATATGTGCTATTTCAGTTTCCACACATCTCTCCTTTTTTGTTGTGTTGATCCTATATCAAAAATGATACATAATACTATTTAGGAAAGTCAAGACTTCCATCTGGGTTTACTTCCATTGATGGAATGCCACCATCTGGATCATAGAATTCCCATTCTCCTTCTCTATGTGTGTTTACTGCACCATAAGGAAGTTCTTTATCAGCACTAACATTAAAGTGTCTCTCACAAAAACTGTTATTAAATGCAACAGATATTCTATCAGCATCAACATCATTGGGTTCTACAAAATGGTAAACTCCAGAAGGGAATAAAATACATAGGCCTTCAACTGGTTCAAACCTTGACCACATATGTGTTCTAGTGGAAGTCATAGGAAACATGGATAGGTGTTTAATATTTTGATCTATTAGTTGTAACCCACCATTATTCATTCCATCTGGAACCTTTAAATAAATTGTCCCAGAGTACCAGCAGCCTGGATGTGTATGTGCATTGTTATACCCACCAACTGCATTTATATTTGCCCAGTAATTACCATGTAAAACTTTTAATTGGTGAGACTCTTTGCCTGCATAAAAAGGAAATACTTCTTTGTCAAAAAATCTTGCAATCCTATTAACCATTGGTTGAAATATTGGATTCTCAAATACTCCATCATTAGACTGCCAACCACTGTCTGCATTTGATCTTGCACGACCAATAGGGTCTTTCTTTCTCATTTGATAAACTTCTTGTTGAAAGATATCAAACCTCTCTGCTGACAATTGATAATAAGGATCATCTCCAATCATATTAAAGGAGAATGCATTTGTTGGAAATAAAGGATGATACATTACTTAAACTTTTTCGCCTCCCACATGTGCTTTCTATAAATTGCTTTCTCAGTTCTGACTTTTGCATTTGCACCAAATAAACCTAACTTCTTATCTTTCATATGATCTAGAACTGCATCAGTTTCCAAAACTAATTCATGTTCCCATTGTGTTCTTACAAATGGAACTATCTGGACAAGTGGTGTTCCTTTTGGTATAATAAAGTTTCCATCATATTTGGGATAAACAATTGTAATACAATTTGTATCTAGTTGATTAAAACTATCTGTATCTATAACTCCACTCATAACTGCAAAGTATGGATTCTGTTGTAACATTGGGTCTAACCAATAACATGATGTACCTTTTGGTGTCCTAACAGACCATGGCTGTCTAAATTTTATAGAAATCTTTTTGTCCCATTGTGAACCTAGTATCTGACCACCATTATGACCACCTGTAATTTCATATCTCCAATCAATAAAATCCTTTGCTTCTGGTCTTTCCATCATTAGATGTTGTTCTATTTGGTCACAATCTCTAAGGAGTTCTTTCATGTCATTAACACAATCATCTTTAATGACCCACGCACATCCTGCTTGTGCATGATTGTGAGTGTCTCTTATATGTTGTGCTTCTGGTAGATCATCAGCAACATTATCATCACACCAATTACATTCAAAGTCTGGGTTATCTTCATAAGGTTCATTAAAGTTTTCTGGAATAGGAGTTTGAGTAACCAACACAGTTTTATTTGTTCTTATGATATACCCTGTATTAAAAATATCCATGATAGAGGGACACGCTTTCCCTGTCATCATCCATGCTTCATTCTTTGGATTGACATATACTCTTAGTTTCTTAAACCAATCTGGATTTGCCTTCTTGGTTGGAACTGGTTGGAACACATCAAATGCATCTTCCCATGCAGTTCTAAACTCTATCTTATATGGGTCTCCATGTTCAACTGGACACTTATCTACTTCTTCTTTTCCCATATCGTTCCTATTCTCCAATCTTCATCTTTATCTAACTTCCTATGGACTCCTTCCCATAACCTCTCATGAAAATAATAAAATGCAATCTTAACTAATGTATCCAAGTAAACTATCCCAGCTGCAAACTGGATACTACCTGTAATAAAATAAGCTATACTACCTGTAACCCCAATAGA